GTGCTATGAGGTTCAAACTTGGAATTTCAAATCTTCGGGTTTTCTTTGTTTATAAAGATGGTTTAATATACTTGCTATCTTCTTTCTACGAAAGACAAGGACACAAAAACACTGAATACAGTACCCACACACCTATTGCTAAAACGCGTTTTGCAGAACTTATGGAAGGAGAATGAAAATGTCTCATAGAACAACATTGTCTGACCTTATCGCTGCCATAGCCAAAAACATGACTACTGCCGAACTTGCAAAGGCCGTTGTAAATATCCAAATTCAGCAAATGATACACGACACCCGCATGGCAAAAGGCTGGGCGCAAAAAGATCTTGCTGATAAAATGGGGGTAAAACAAAGCCTTGTTTCCCGTTGGGAAAGCGGGGATTGCAACTATACCATCGACACTTTGATTGACATTGCTGATGCTTTGGGGCTGTCGGTACAGTGCCCTTTGAAGCCCGATGAAAGAATCATGTCCACCGAACCTGAAAATGTGAAGTCTGATGCTGCAAACAACACAGCTTTTAAAACGCCTGACTTTTCTTCGTCAAGGTTGATTCGGTTCCCTGAAACACCTAAAAAGCCAACCGGAGGTGCACACAATGGATTCAAAGCAGTTTGAAGCTGACATTCAGTATCTTGGAAGCTTTCTTACGGAATGCTCTTTTAATAATAATATCATTGATGCTGTGTCGCAGTGTGAATTAACGCATCAGCTTTCTGTTTCTATCAGTGAGCAAGTTCCAATTGATGATCCTTCTAAGAAGGCTGCTTATGTCAGGCTCATTCTTGACGGCGTTTATTCATTGCAGGATGGTTCAGAAGCTTCCTGCAAGTATCACATGGTTATACACGGCAAGTTTATGATTGATAAGAGCGTACCTGACGAAGATTTTGAAACAAAATTGTGGTTCAACGGCTCTGCAGCGGTGTATGGCATTGCCCGTTCAAAAATGGAGGTTATGTCCTCTATGGTTCTTAATCATGGAAAAATCGAGCTTCCAATGGTCAATATGTACGAACTGCTCAAAGCTCAGTTTGAAAAAGAAAACAAAAGTTAATCCTCGTTCTATGTTTATCCTCCGGGAATGACGGGGTGCCATGTGGCGTAGAATATCATTCACTTGTAAGAGCGGGGTTTGCTGAGCGCAAGCCCTGCTTTTTGTTTTCCATTTTCTTTTTTATAGGGAGTTTACAATGGGAATTTTCAAATGGTTGAAAAAGGCTACAAAGGTCATTGGCAAGATGGCTGTTGAAGCAGCGGAAGAAGATGAACGTTCAAAATACTCACCAAATCCTGAGTGGATGGGGCAAATGGATCTTGTCAACTCTCGTGCGAATGCAAGGATATTAGCCCCTCAGCTTTTGAAACAGGCTCAAGATTGTGCCAGAATCCTCTCGTCAACCACTGAACCGTCAACGTTCTTTATGAGATACGATTTTTGCGTTGGTCGGCTTATGATGCTTGAAGATTGTAAAAAATACGGAGTGAATGCTGCTACCACCGATTCGCTGAACAAATACACAGATTTAGACTTCAGGGATGGCGCAATAGAAGAACTTATACATCGAACCCAGATAAAGTATTCTAACAAAATACTGACGCTCAAGACATCAAAGGCAAAGGAAAACTGGGCAGCAAAGTATCATCAGGCTTTTGAACCCTACCTTTCTTATATGAGCGACCGGCAAAAGACAGCCCTTGGCGAAGCAAGCGCTGAATTATTTGAACTGGCTGGAAAATAAAAGGCCCCTCGGCAAAGCCGAAGGGCCAATGTATAAAGGAACCGTTTCAATCAGTCCCTTCATGTGCGAGCTGGGTTCTTCGCAGCGCGGCAGCGTATACTTCCAGCTTTTTGCGGTTATCCTTTGAGAGGGTGTCGTACACCTTCCTCATGTATCGCTTGTCTCCCTCAACACCTTGGGCGCTTTCAAGAACAGCAGCCTTCTCCTGCATCTGCGGTCACCTCCATGTTTCCATTTTTGTTTTATAGCCCTCTCCAAAGCTCACAAAACAACTGCTCACAACCATATGTTACATCAAACGGTTGTTGTTGTCAACAAATATCAAAAAATTGGATGCTTTTGCAATTTCAACCGAAAGGAGCAGAACGATGAAAAAGAGAACGAACACAGCGTTTTGGGTCGAAAAGGAAAAGCGCTGGTGCATCGCGGTGCAAAAGAACGGCACCCGCAAACGGTTTTACAGCAGCACGCCTGGCCGCACCGGCCAGCGGGAAGCAAACGCAAAAGCGGATGCATGGCTTGATGATAGCATCAGAGATGGAAAAAAGAAGGTCAGCGCCCTCTATGCCCAGTGGGTAGAAGAACTGAAGCTCACCTGCGGCACATCCTATGTTGAGCAGTGCAAGAAATACGGAGATTACTATATTCTGCCTGTCTGTGGGGACATCCGCATTGACGAGCTGACCGAAGGCGATCTGCAAAAAGCCATCAATATGTCTTTCAAAAAGCGATGCCTTAAAAAGGAGCGTCAGCGTAGGTCAAGCGACAAGCCTTTGAGCCGCAAGACCATTATGACGATCCGCTCAACGGAGATCAGCTTTTTGAAATGGTGCCGCCGGAACAGGTACAGTACGATGTTCCCTGAGCTGTCTATCCCGAAGAATGCCCGCATGGGGAAGAAAAAGATTTTACAGCCGACCGCTTTGAAAGTTCTGTTTGATGTGGACACCCGCCTTTACTATGGCAAGCTGGTCTTTGACGAGTATATCTATGCCTACCGGTTTGCAGTTGCTACAGGTGTACGCCCCGGTGAACTTGTGGGGCTCTGGTATGGTGATATCAAAGGAAACACGGTCAATCTGCGCCGCAGCATCAACCGGTTGGATGAGGAAACCACCGGCAAGAACGAAAACGCCATTCGCTCATTTGACATGGGCGAGGAAGCCCATGAGGCCTACGAAGCGCAGGTGGCCTTGCTGAAGGCTTCCGATATCCCGCTGAACTATACCACCCCTTTGTTCCAGATCCCGAACCAGAGGGCTTTATTCAAGCGCTGGAAGAAGTACCAGCGTGACAATGGCATTGAGCCTCAGGTCACGCTGTATGAGATGCGACACACTTTCGTCAGCATTGAATCCGGCGTATTGACCGACAGCCAGCTGAAGATGCTGGTCGGTCACAGCAAGAACATGGACACTGCCGGAGTGTATCGGCACGAGCTTGACGGTCAGAGGGAAGATCTTGCTGCCGCTACCACCGCGGCATTCAGGAAGGCTCAAGGGTGATTCTGGTAACACATTTGGTAACACTCTTTTTTGTAAACGTAGCAAAATACATGGGCTACAAACCAACCACACTACCTTTTTAGCAAGTGTTTAGGCGCGTTGCAGATATGCTTTTGACGTTACTCAATCATTTTTTGTTGTTCGACCCCCACTACCCGCATAAGAGAAAAAGCGCGATGAGTTCTCAGAATTCATCGCGCTTTCTTTTATATAATAAATAGTGTTGTTCGAGCCCTCTTCCTCGCACAAAAAGAAACCGGTACAAAATGAGTACACCCCTGATAGACATTCCTATTGATTGGGACCCGCAGGCTAAGCAACAGCAACGGGCTGCGTTAGCTGATTTTTCCGCAGCCCCTTGGCAGGGCTTTGAAAAATCAGAACGCGGCCCCAACAACTCCTCCCTGTTTCAGCCGCAGGCTGCGGTCGTCGTTGTTGCACTGGGCTGATTGCTTGCGGCATAAATGCCGCCGCCTTGTTCGAGATCCCCTCCCTCGCACAAAAAGAAAAACCAGCACACGATGTGTACTGGTTTTTGGTGCGAGGGAGGGGACTCGAACGACAAGAAAATGACAGAATGACGTTTATTTTTGATGTCTTACTACGAATTCTTACATCCCTTTGCACGTGCTCCAAATCGCCCGGCGGTTGCGCCTTTGCGGGGCTGCCGGGAGTAGTATGTGTCCCCTCCCTGGTATGCATAACATAGAGGCGGGGAGAGGACTTGGCGCTGCAGCGCTGTGTAGCTTACTTCCCCTGTGCCTTCAGCTTGTCGTAGGTCTGGTCTGCCTGAAGGGCTGCAGGAATGAAGCTGTTGTTGTTCCACCAGCTCACCGGCGCGGCCACCGTGGTGATGCCGTGCGGCCTATTCCGTGTCATCCAAGCGAGTTACTGCATACACCCGGAGCCCTTCCAGCTTGTCAATGACAGCGCTGTAAGCTGCTTCGGTTGCAAGGTGCGCGATTCGTTCCAGCTTGTCACTTGCTTTCGATGCGGAGATGCTTTCGTCAGCGGCTGCGCCTTTCATGGCCTCCACCACTTCGAGCAAATCTTCAACACATACCGCGTTCATGGCTTACTTCCCCTGTGCCTTCAGCTTGTCGTAGGTCTGGTCTGCCTGAAGGGCTGCGGGGGTGAAGCT